GACGACGGGGCGTCGTCCGCGCGCGTCAGCTCCCGACGACGGGGCGTCGCAGGGCCGTTGACCTGCGTCGGCTGCCCGCCGAGGAGCCGAGCGAGCGTCGTCTCCACCGCGCGGGCCACGATGGTGTCGACGTCGGGCGTCGGCTGCACGAGGCGGGAGAAGTCGGCGTCCCACGACCGGGCCTCGTCGGTGCCGGCCGCGCCCTGCACGGGGGCGAACTGCGCCCGGTACGGGGTGAGCGTCCGGGCGCCGATCCCGCCCGGCAGCGGGTCGTAGCCCAGCTCGGCGCGCGCCTCGTCGATCGTCAGAGTGTCGGAGTACACCGAGGCCCGGGTCCGGTTGGCCACGGAGTCCTGCGCTTCCTGCAACGCGGCCACCGTCGACAGATCGAACTCGGCCTCCTCGGTGTCCGAGGGCAGCATGCGCAGGTCGATCTCCGACCCGATGGTCTCCAGCTTCGGCGTGATCGTGTCCGACCACAGGGTGGCGCGGGCCGCGGCCCGGTTCTCGTAGGTCGTGCCAGCGGCGAGGTAGTCGTGCGGCACCCCGAACGCCATCATCACCTCAGCCGCGTTGGCCATCCTGGACTCCAGGTAGGCCATCTCCTCGGGGGTGAACGTCAGCCGCTCGAACCCGATGCCGCTGCCGCTCCCGCCGGCGCGCGGCTCCGACCGCACCAACAACGTCTTGCCCGCGTTCTCCGGGCCCTGCATGCTGCTGCGCCACGACGCGCGCACGGTGTTGAACTCGTGCTCGTTCATGTCGCCGAGGTAGACCACGCCCGTCGGACGGGCACCGTTGGCGTACGAGGAGCGCTGCCACTCGCGGGCGTAGGCGTCCATGTCCACCGCGTGGCGGGCGGCCTTCCACGGGGCGAGGCAGCCGAGCGGATCGAACGGGTGCGGGTAGCGCAGCCACAGCATCTCCTCGGGCAGCACCGGGACCTGCGTGCCGTCCGCTCGGCGGATCATGAACCCGACGAGGTTCGCCGTGGTCGGCCGCTGCGCGAGCGGCTTGTCCACCACGACGTCGACCTGGTCGAACACGAGGTGCATCTCGGTGATCTCGCCGAGGCCGGTCTCGCCGCGGTCTAGCCACACGAACGCCTGCCCTGCCAGCTCCAGCTGCTGGAGTAGCAGGGACTTGAAGACGCGGGCGGACATGAGCCAGTTGGGCCGCTTGTTGAAGAGGTGGGCGACCGGGTGTCCCTCGATGGCCTCGCCGTCCGGCCGGCGCACGACGAGGGGCACGGAGGAGCCGTTGTCGGCGATGGCGGCGACGCACCGATACGCGACGGCGCTGTTGGCGTAGCCGCGGGCCTCGGCGTCCAGGGCGAGGGAGAGGGACTGCTGCCCGCCGATGGACGCGACGGTGACCGGGGTCCGCTCGCGCAGGCTGTCCAGGTTGATGGCGCGCGTCTCCGCTGCTCGGCGCAGGGCCCGGTTCCTGTAGCTGCTCATGGTCCTCCTAGGCGACCGCGGCGAGGTTGCCCGCGGGCGCGAGCATGAGATCGGTGAGGGCCCACACGTAGGCGTCGAGCCGGTCGGGGGAGTCGTCGCCGGGCACCCACGTGGTCAGCTGCTCCTCCAGCTCGGGCAGCGACCCGACGATGTGGGCACTGCCCTGGTCGGTGAGCGCGGCCACGGGCTCGGCCCGGGTGGCTTTGCCGCGGCTGGCGGTGACGGTCCGGTAGTTCACGGTCGGGTCGATCTGCCGTACGACGGTGCCGATCCACTCGCCGCCGTTGTTGACCTCGGCCACGATCGCGTCGGCCCGGTGCTCGTGGTAGGCGGCGATCGCCTTGCGGGCTGCCTCCACCGGCGGCATCCGCCCGGACAGGTCGTCGATGGCGTAGCCGTGCCGCCGCTGGAAGCCGTTGCGGTCCAGGAGGTACGCGGCGCCGAGGCCGGCCACGATGATGCCCATCTCGTCGGACTCGTCGCCGGAGGTGGCGGCGGGGTCCATGGCGACGACGACGCGGGCCAACTGCGGGGCTGCGCCGACCCGGGTGGCGTCCAGCGATGCCCACGACCAGAGGGCGCCCTCGATGTCCTCCAGCAGGACACCGTCCAGCTCCTGCGCCTCGATGCGGGTACCGGCGTACTTGGCGATCAGGTGCTGCCGCATCTCCTCGGGCAGGTGGATCGCGTCGCGGGTGCGGCCCTGCGTGATGATCACCTTGGGGCTGGCCTTCAGCTCCACCAGTTCCCGGCGCGGCTTCGGCGTGGTGCTGCCGATGTAGTGGGGGTTCGGGCCGATGCGCAGGCCCATCTCGCTGTGGGTGATCGCTTCCTTGAGGCGGCGCTGCGCGGCAACCTCCTCCATCCACACCAGGCAGCGGTTACCGCCGGCGCGCAGGCGTTCCACGTCGTCGGGTGTGTGGGCGCCGAACAGCTTCGCCTCAGCGCCGTTGGGCCAGCGCGCGAAGGTACCGCCAGCCGTGGTGCGCAGGACCACTCGCGGGTCGTGGGCGCGCAACCCCGACGGGCCGTTGACGCAGGCCTCCACGGCGTCGCCCTGCGTCGGGGCGATGATGGCCATGCGGTGGCCGCCGCGCAGCCGCGGATCGCACGCCGGGCCGTTGACGTGCTCCACCATGTAGCGGGCGCACCCGTCCGTCTTGCCGGTGCCGCGGCCGCCAAGCTGGAGCCACCAGCCCAGCGTCGGCACCTCGGCCGGAGGCACCTGCCACGGGTACGGCTTCCACCGGTCCCACCGCTTCTGCCACAGGCGGGCGGCCAGCTCGGCCTCCAGGATCTCCAGCTCCTCGGGGGTGAGGGTCTGGAGGCGTCCGCGCAGCTGCTCGGGGTCCAGGGTCATCGGTCCCCCAGCGCGGCGATCTCGTCGGCGAGGGCCATGACGCGGGCGGTCATCTCGTCGGTGACGGTGACGCTCGCGCGTACGGGGGCGTACAGGCCGAGGAGCTTTGCCTGGTGGTCCAGCAGCCGCACCAGCGCCTCATTCGAGCGGACGTCGCCCTTGACCACCTTGGGCATCAGGCCGGTGATCGCCACGTCCAGCACGGCCAGCTGCTCGCCGAGGTACTGGCGGTGCGCCTCGGCAGCCTCGGCGGCGAGCGCCTCCACTCCCCGCTTCCACGCCTTGTGCGCGTTCTTCACGTCGCAGCCGAGGCGTTCGGCGATCTGCCGGAAGGTCAGCCGGTCACGGGCACGCAGGAGCACGGCCTGGTGCTCGCGCACGAGGCCGGTGTCCCGGTTCTCCGCCGTCGGCACCGCCTACCTCCCTGGTGGGGAAGATACGGATTTCGGGCCGTCTCGGATCTTGGGGTCTGCAATCCGCTGGGTGCGACGACGCCCCGCCGACACAGGTCGACGGGGCGGTGAGGGTGTGGGTCAGCAGGCGTCGTACTTCCAGGCGCCGCCCTCCCGCACCCACGGCTGCTGCGCCTGGTCCAACTTCGGCAGCCCCTTGATCTTGTACGAGACGCGCGCCATGTCCCCCGACACCTCGGCCTTGATGTCCGTCGCCGGGTGGTCCGGCCCGTAGTTTTTCGCGGCCTGCTTCACGACCGTCCCGTAGAGCAGCTCGTTGATCTTGCCTCGGCAGCGCTCGGACAGCATGTGGTGCGCGGTGCTGGCCTTGCCCGCGAAGTACGCGTCCGTGTACTCCGCCACGGCCTGCTCCAGGGCTGCGGTGTCGCCCGTGGTGGGCTGGGTGCTGGGCGCGGGCTGGGTCGGCTGGCTGCTGGTGGCCGGCGCGCTCGGGGCCGGGGTGCCGCTGCTGCCGGTGGGGGCGGCGTCGTCGTTGGACGAGGAGCAGCCCGCGAGCGTGAGGAGTACGGCGGCGGTGGCGAGCGTGATGGTGGTGGTGCGCATGGTCCCCCCTAGGACTCGGTGCGTGGTTCAGGGGGCATGGTGGCACAGGAGATGGGTGGGCCCCGCCGGTACGGGGGATTCACCGGCGGGGCCCTGCGGTCCAGTGTGGCGGTCGGCGCTACTTGTCAGCCTGCTGCTGGGTCGTCTTCTCGTTCGCGCGCTGCGCCTGGGTCGGCGGGAAGTACCCGCCGCGCGACGCCTGGTAGGTGGTCTGGCGCCCCTTCAGCCGGGGGTCGTCCTTGCTGATTGGCTTCTTGAATCCGAGTGCCATGATGGCGGTCCTGTCTCCTCGTTGGGATGGGGACCGGGGCGGCCGGTAGCTGGCAGGCGCGGGCCGCCCCGGGGCTCTATGCGTCCGGCTTGCCGTGGACGACGCGGACGTGGGTGCGGGCCGGGTTGTCGCCGTCGTCCCGCAGCAAGATCGACATCCCCTCTCGGCGTACGACCGCCACAGGCCCGTGACCAGGCA